ATTCCGTATTTCGTTGAACGTGAAATTGACTGGGCTGCTGCTGCCACTGCCAAGGGCGGTGTTCTGGCTGCTGCTGACGTCATTGAAGCTATCGATGTTCCCGCGAACACGATGGTGATCAATGCTGGCATCGAAGTCACTGTTGCTGCTGGTGGCGAGTCCAACGACAACACTCTTGATCTTGGCATCACTGGTGTTGACGCTGACTGCTTCGTTGACGGCTTTGACCTTGACGCCGCTGTTGCTGGTGCTTATGCACAGAACGCTGCTGCTTTCCAGCCGCTGATTGTTGGCTCCACTGCCGACACCATTGACGTTCTCATCGCCACTGCCACCACTGCTCCGACATCAGGCAAGATTCGTGTGTGGGCGGTGATGTGCAACATCGATGCCAAGCCTGCTCCTGGCGGTGTTGACCGCGACACGCTGGCTTAAGCTGGCATGACGGGGAAGATGGGACAGAACAGTCCTGTCTTCCCCTTTTTATAACTAAACCATCATGGCATACGACTTCTTAGAACTTGTCAACAGCGTCAATCGCCGTCTCAATGAGGTGGAGTTGACGTCTGTGCAGTTTCCTACAGCTAAGGGTTGGTATGCCCAATGCAAAGACGCTGTCAACAGTTCCATCAGAGACATTCAGCAGACTCATTATCAATGGCCCTTCAACCACACGACACAGAATGTGACGTTGACTGCTGGCATTATGCGATATGCGTTTCCTGCTGATGTCTCCAATGTTGACATGGACAGCTTCCGTATTCGTCGTAACAACACCTTTGGCAACGACACTGTTCGTTTGAAGGTGATGACATACGATGAATATCTTCAGCGCTATGTTGACTACGAGTACGACACCAGCAACACCAGCATCAGAGATGTTCCTGAGTATGTTGTCAAAGCCCCTGATGATCATTTCATCGTAACGCCTCCTCCTAAGGAGGCTTATGTCATTGACTACGAATATTTTCAGAGCCCTGTTGATTTGTCGTTGTTCAGCGACACCACCACCATCCCTGAGAAGTTCAAGCATGTCATCATTGATGGTGCCATGTACTACGCCTATATGTTCAGAAGCAATGAACAGGCTGCTTCGTTGGCTAAGGCGAAGTTTGATGAAGGTTTGAAAAAGATGAGAATATTGCTCATCAACGAATATGAATATCTGAGGTCTACATACATTCCTCAAGGTGCTTTCTTCATTGCTGGTCCGAGGCTCGGCTGATATGGATAGGTGGGAAACCTACACTGTTGAGTTCAGAGGCGGGCTGATTAGCAATCTGTCTCCTCTACAGCAGGGCATACAAGCCCCTGGCAGTGCCCGTATCCTAAGAAACTATGAACCCTCCATTGAAGGCGGATATGGGCGCATTGCAGGCTACACTAAATTCGACAGCAGCCTTGTTCCTTACTATGGTGCTGCTGTTGTTCAAGGTGGTGGGCAGACAGGAACAACCTTAGTCATTGCTAATGTCTCTTCAGCACCTCCTACTGGTGGTACGGTGACGATTGGTGCCAACACCTACACCATTGATGTTGGTGGTGTCTCTTACGTTTCTTCTACAAAGACATTGACGCTGACATTGACATCAGCGCTGCTTTCTAGCCCTGCTGACGGTGCTGTTGTTATATTTTCAAATAGCACTGCTTTGAGCACGGGCGTTTCTGCTTGGGACGGTTCTGTTGTTGTTGTAAGAAGCTCAGATGTTTATAGAAGCACCGGAGCAGGCTATACACAAATCAATGTCCCCACCTATGGCACTGTTCTTGTAAAAGGAGGCTCTCAAACAGGAACGACATTGCTTATTGATGGTTTGGTAAAAGTTCCTCAAGTGGGCGATGCCTTCACTATTGCTGGTGTTGCGAAGACGTATGTCATCACTTCTCCTGTCACTGTTGTTGCTGGTGAAGCGACAATAGACATCTCACCAGCATTGGATAGTAGCCCCGCCGACAACGCTGCTTTGACGTTCAAGTCAACACCTTTTGCTGTTGGCACCAAAGCAAGATTTGCTAAATATAGAATTGGAACCGCTGAAAAAATTGCTTGTGTAAATGGTGCTGACTATCCTTTTATTTATGATACAACTACCTACACCCGGCTAGATGTCAGTACAGATTTATATCAATGTGAACACATAGCTTGGTTCAAGAATAGTTTGTTTCTTGCTAAAGGCGATGCTCTGTTCTTTTCTTCTCCTTTCACAGACAATGACTTCTCTTCTGCAACAGGCGGGGGTGTTGTCAATGTAGGTGGCAAGATTGTTGGGTTGAAGGTGTTTAGAGAACAGCTCATTATCTTCTGTGAACAACAAATAAAGAGAATTGTTGGTAACACTGCTGCTGATTATGCTTTACAGCCTATAGCAGAAAGTATGGGATGTGTTAGCAGCGATTCAATACAAGAGGTAGGTGGGGATGTTATGTTCTTGTCTTCCGATGGTCTACGTTTGTTGGGAGCCTCTGATAAAATAGGTGACTTCAGTCTTGGTTCTGTTTCACAAACAATTCAAAAAGAGCTGACAGAGCTTACGTCTGAGTTTTCTCAGCTTTGTTCTGTTGTCATTAGAAAAAAGAGTCAATATCGTCTGTTTGGCTACAGTGTTTCGATTACACAGGACTCCTCTAAAGGTATCTTAGGTACGCAGTTGTTAGATGGTGGTATTGGTTGGGCAGAGCTTCGTGGCCTTAAAATATATGCCGCCGATAGCGACTACCACGACAAAAATGAACTTGTTGTTTTTGTCAACGGTAACGGCTATGTTTATAGAATGGAGAGTGGAAATACTTTTGATGGTAGCAACATCAAAGCCACTTTTTCAACTCCTTACATTCCTATCACTGATCCGCGCATTCGTAAAACCTTCTACAAGCTATCAACCTATTTAGACATAAAAGGTGGCTTCACTACCAACGTCAACCTTAAACTAGACTTGGATACAAAAGGCAGCATACAGCCCGAAACAATAACATTAACCAACATCACTGGTATTGTTGGATTCTACGGAAGCACTGTCTCGTTGTTTGGTACGTCTCAGTTTGGATCACAACTACAAACTATTTTTGAAACACCAGTGATTGGTAGTGGATTTTCCGTGTCACTTCAATATGAAAGCTCATCAAACGATCCTCCGTATGCCTTTGATGCAGCAACAATTGAATATTCTGTGAACGACAGACGTTAAAGGAACACATCAACATGGCAGGATATGTAAGACAAGACGTTAGTAACAACATTGCTGATGGCAACATCATCAATGCTTCTGACTTCGATAATGAATACAACGCCATTGAAGCTGCTTTCAATGCTGCTACAGGGCATACACATGATGGCACAGCCTCTGAAGGCGCCCCCATCACTACGATTGGGCCTACACAAGATGTTGTAGCCAGTGCTTCTGCGCTTGTGCCTAAAGTAGATAACACCATTGATTTAGGTTCTGCAACATTTGAGTTCAAAGACTTATGGCTAGACGGCGTTGCTAACATTGACAGCCTTGTTGTTGGTGTTGTTGACATCTCAGGCACAACAACGTTGTCTGGTCTCTCTGCCTCTACAGCACTGGCTTTGAATGCTAGCAAAGAAATTGTTTCTGTAACCAACACAGGCACAGGCAATAATGTATTGGCGACGTCGCCTGTTCTTGTCACGCCCAACTTAGGAACACCTTCTGCTGTTGTTCTGACGAATGCTACAGGCTTGCCTGTCTCTACCGGCATCAGCGGTCTTGGTAGTGGCGTAGCTACCTGGCTGGCAACACCTAGCTCTGCCAATCTTGCTGCTGCTGTGACAGGTGAGACAGGCTCGGGAGCGTTGGTGTTTGCTACCAGCCCTACATTGGTAACACCGACAATTGGCGTTGCTACAGCTACCAGCATCAACAAGGTAACCATTACAGCACCAGCAACGTCAGCTACGCTCACCATTGCCAATGGTAAGACGTTAACGGTGAATAGCAGCTTGACGTTGACAGGCACTGATGCTACGACGATGACGTTCCCGAGCACCAGCGCAACATTGGCTAGAACAGATGCTGGTCAGACATTCACAGGAACTAACGTCTTTACGTCACCGCGCATTGTCACTGGTATCAATGACACCAATGGCAATGAGTTGTTCTTGTTTACGGCGACAGCTTCAGCAGTGAATGAAGTGACGTTAGCAAACGCAGCCACTGGTAATGCTCCTACGTTGTCTGCAACGGGTGGAGACACCGACATTAATTTGGTGTTTTCTGCTAAAGGGGCAGGTCAAGTCAAAGAAACTGTTTTAGGCGCAGACTATGCTCTTGCGTCTCAGTTTGACGTAGGTACGGCGCCTAACGAAATTCCTCTGAATCAGTATTTAGGTACAGCGGCGTTCCAAGACGCAGATGCGTTCAATGCAGGTACGTTGGTTGCAACTACCTTGAACGTTTCAACAACTACCCAGAGCGGTACGCTAACTCTGAATGCACTGACTGCTTCGACAGCGCTGGCGTTGAATGCCAGCAAAGAGGTGGTGTCGGTGACAAACACTGGCACAGGGAACAACGTTTTAGCTACAAGTCCTACCCTTACCACTCCTAACCTTGGTACGCCTTCTGCGCTAACGCTTACCAATGCAACAGGTCTTCCTGTTTCAACAGGCATCTCTGGCCTTGGTTCAGGCATTGCAGCATGGTTGGCTACACCATCTTCATCCAATTTAGCTACGGCGGTTACCGATGAAACAGGCACTGGAGCATTGGTGTTTGCAACGTCACCAACGCTGGTAACACCTGTTCTTGGAACACCGTCTTCTGTAACGTTGACGAACGCTACAGGGCTCCCTTTGACAACGGGTGTGACAGGGGTGTTACCTGCTGCTAATGGTGGTACTGGCGTCGACAACTCTACGAGGACATTGACGATCAGTGGCAACGCAGGAACGCTGAACTTTACCGCTGCCAGCAAGACGTTAGGCATCACGAACAGCATCACACTTGCAGGCACAGATGCCACCACGATGACGTTCCCGTCTACGAGTGCCACCATTGCTCGTACAGATGCAGGACAAACCTTTACCGGCACCAACGTCTTCACCTC